CCCCTGATCCAAGTGGAAAATAATTGGTTCCTGGAGTTCATGGGAGGGTCTCGTGAAAAGAATCAACGTGCCGCCCGTCTTCGTGTAAAAACGACGAAAGGTTCTGTAAAAGAGGAGATCATTGACCTCCCTCCGATCCCGATGCAGAAGTGGGTGTTCATCGCAATTCTTCGCGAGGGCCGTCGATTTGATGTGATCTATGGCGACCGCATTGTTGCCTCCCAGCGTCTAGAGAATTATCCTGTCATCATCAGCAGCCCATTGTCTGTGGGACATAAAGGGCTGGGAGGCTCCGTCATTCATGTGATTGTGGAGGGGACCCGCATGACCCCCACCGATGTGGAGAAGATTCACTTGTCCTATGTGGATAGCAATCATAATATACTGGAAACCAATTCGATTGACATGAGTCTACCCTTTCCGAAGTTATCTGCACAATGTCCCCCCGGTTTACCGTGTCGCGGCCTTACCTCTCCCCCACAGAATGGAATGAAACAATGGAGCACACCTTATGCCTAAAGGAATGCAAGAAGATTATCCTCGGCTCTGACAGATCATGAACGCAAATACCCGTGAACCAGCACCGCTTCACTACATGATTCCCTATTTGCTGGTTTTTGTAAGTCTCCTCGGAATGTATTATCTGTATCAGTATTTGTTTGGTCCGCGCATGGGAACCCCCTCTTCTCTGATTTCTTCTACCCGATCCGCCACCGTCCTCGGTCAGCCGATCATTGTCCGCGCAGATCAACTTCCACGACTGTTCGAAGGAGGAGAATTCACGGTTTCCACATGGATCTATGTGTCCAATTGGTCCTACCGATCAGGATTGATGAAATCCATTTTGCGTGTAGGCGGTCCGCGATTTGACACCTTTCGGATTTATCTGGGAGGACGAACCCCCACACTTCACATCCGATTTCATACGCACGATCAAGGAATGCCACATGCCCACCGTGTAGAGGATGATCTTTCCAAGGGCTCTCTTGCCTCTCTCTTTACGACTCTTTCCATGGATCATTCGGACAGTGGAACAGATGCTCCTCTATGTGATCTACCTGAGATCGATCTCCAGCGATGGGTTCATCTGACGGTGTCCGTGAATGCCAAGACGGTGGATGTCTATACGGACGGAAAGTTGGCCCGCTCCTGTGTTCTCCCCTCGCAATACAAAGTGGACGCCAGCGGATATTCTGCGAGCCTCTTGGACTACGGTGGATTTGGTGGACAAATTTCTACGACGACCATGTATGATACCGCACTGAATCCCGAGTCGGTCCACAAACTCTATATGGCGGGCCCTGAACCCATTACATCCTTTGGAGGGTGGCTGGGGTCTATCTTTGCACCAGGACTCTCTCTTTCCGTGAGTGTCTCGTAACTCGCCAAACCCTCCACACGGTCTCTATAAAATAAATCATACAAACTAGTAAAAGGGATGAGCAACGCCGCCCGTTCCAACAACGCAAGCAGCCCTAATCGGGCAGAACAGGCGAGTAATGGAGCATTATCCATGATCACAGGAGTGGTTCAATCGGATGTGATCGCACAGGCTCTCTATGCTGTCGTTTTGGTGGGATGTGTCTATCTTTCATTTGTCTTTGTGGAAATGCTATTTAACTATATGAATCGTCTCTATGCGAATCGAACGGAACTCATTCCCAATACGTCTCCCACCGATGTGCGAACCAAAATCATTGGTCAGAATCCAAATGTGCCAGGTTCCAAATCCATCTCGCTATCGTCGAATGAGCGAAGTGGAATTGAATTTAGTTATTCTTTCTTTCTGAATGTGAACCCCTCCTCCTTTCGCCAAGAGAAGGGTCTGCTTCATGTGTTCCACAAGGGATATAGTTCTCAGTTTCCCCTCTTGGCGCCCGGCGTCTATTTGCGATCGGATACGAATACCCTTCGTGTCTACATGAATACCTACCGCACTTGGAACAATTACGTGGAAGTGGATAACTTTCCGATTTCCAAGTGGGTTCATGTGGTCATCAGTTGTAATGAGAATGCATTGGACATCTTTATTAACGGCAACCTGTCTAAACGATACTCGTTTGATGGATTTACTCCCTATCAGAATGATCAGGATATCATCTGCTTCAGTCAGCGTCAATTGAAATTGGATCGCTCCCAGGTTCCCTCGGTGGATGAGCACGGCTTTCATGTGTATGGCGCGATGAAGGGCTATCTCAGCCGTCTGACGTATTTTAATTATGCACTGTCCTATTCGGAAATTCAACAACTTCTTTCAGAGGGCCCCTCATCCTCTATGGATTCCGATGTGATGGATTCATCGGCTGCACCTTATTTGGATGATACGTGGTGGATCAAATAGGGGGACACTTCGTTTCCCCCTAGCCCCCTCTCCCCAAGAGAGGACGTGATATCTACCCAACTTCTATAGAGAGGGGTGTGTTTGTGAAGCACACGGAACGTCTCCACGGAGAAGATGTGAATTCTACCCCATTGTCTACCGTGACCCCCATTGTTCACGATGTTAGAGTGTTAACCGTGACCTACTGTCTATCATGTTTTCTTACAAATCTATCTCTTGAATGAGTTATGTTTGTAGATCATATCGCTCTCCTATGAAGTGTAGTGGGATATGCATCATCTCCTATGAAGTGTAGTGGGATATGCGTCATCTCCATGGGAGAGGGGTGTGGGTTAAGTGTCCCCACAGGGGCGCGCAGTGCCCCCATAGGGGATACTAAAGGATGTAGATACATACTAGTAAAACCAATGCCAGGTGGCGGATTGTTTTCTCTCGTCGCCTACGGAGCACAAAATGTCCTTCTGAGCGGTAATCCCGATTTCACCTATTTCTATAAAACTTACAAGAAATATGCGCATTTTGCGGAGGAATCCGTGACCTTTGCGATGGACGGCCCCCAGGATCTCCTCTATGATCAGCCCGTCCAGGTTCGCTTTAAGATCCAGCGCATCGCCGATCTCGTCCGTGACATCTATTTTGTCTTTGAACTGCCCGATATTTATTCCAAGTTCGTCAACCTACCCACCGCATCAGGCCGACAAGTCCAATACAACTTTGCATGGACGCGGTATATCGGCTGTCATATCATTCAGAACATGGCGTTTTTCATCGGTGGTCAAAAAATCCAGGAATGCGGTGGCGAGTATTTGATTGCTAAGGCGCAGTGTGATATGGATTCACGCACGTATCAGAAATGGCAAACGCTCATTGGAGATGTTCCCGAACTCTATGATCCCGCCAATGGACTCTATAATGGTGGAGACTCACAAAGCGGATATCCGACAGTATATAATAACAACGGTCCTACAGGGTCTACTACCACCCCACCAAATGTAAACCGCCCCTCCATTGCAGGCCGACGCATGTCGGTCCCCCTCCCCTTCTGGTTCGCAGAATCCACCTTTGAGGCCCTTCCACTCGTGGCACTCCAGTATCACGAGTGTGAAATTCAGATTACCCTGCGCCCTATTCGCGAACTCTATCGCATCCTTGACCGAAACGGTGTTCAAGTGGCGCCAGGATACGAGTTTCATCCGTCCCCGATCCCCTCACAGCCTGACAATGTCTATTATACCTCCGTGTCCGACATTAGCGATGTGGCCATTAATCAATTTCTGACGGATATTGGAACTCCCGCCCCTCTTCTCCAATCATGGTCCTTTCAGCCGCGCATTCAGATGACCTATGTCTATGTCACGGATGAAGAGCGTCTCCAGTTTTCCTCCGAGTCTCTTTCCTACCTGGTTCGCCAAGTGACAACCTATCAGTTTGACTCGATTATCTCACGGCAATTGGTAGAATTGGATACGCACAACCCTATCGAGCGCATTATGATTCTTCCACGACGTTCTGATACGATCGCCTATCGAAATGAAATTTGGAATCTGACGAACTGGGTCAACCCTGATAAGCCTCCCTATCTCCCTCCTGGAGGATGGCCGTCCAATGTGACCTATACTGATTCTTCGGGCACGGTCGTTCTTAATGGCCAGCGATCCATTGTTCGCTCCCTGTCCATCTTAGGAGACGGAAACCCCCTTCAAGAGGAGAAACCAATCACCTATTATACTCAGGTCGTTCCGTGGAAATATTTGAAAGGCCGTCCCGACTCAGAAATGATCGTGTATCCCTTTGGACTCACCTCACCGACGCCTCAACCCGATGGTAGCATCAATAGTAGCCGTATTAAACTATTTCAAGTGGACTTAAATGTGTATCCGCTCCCTGCGAATAGCCTCTATCAGTATAATATTACGATGTATGTGGAGAGTTTGAATTGGGTGACGATCACCTCTGGAATGGGGGGTCTAAAATACGCGCTTTAAATCATGTGTGAGGCGTGACCACAACAGATTCATTAAAATCCGTTGTGGACATAGAATGTCAAAGGAGACAGAAAAGGAGTCCATGTTCCAGTCTTTTCAGAAGACGGTCTCTTCTCATATGACAAATGCAAAGGCATATGTCACACAGAAGATCCCTTTTTTTTCAAACGCCAAAGACAACGCCAAAGACAAGGCATCTACGGACTCTTTTGCGGATCCTCCCCCACCTGAGACAAAAAACTACACGGTGCTCGCCACCACCCTCACGGACGCCGTGGCGCAACTACAGGCCCTGCCAAGCGATTCGAAAGGGCTCCGTGATGTGCTGACGAAGGTGGTGGCCATTCTTCAGGACTTGAAAGGCACATTGCTTCAAGGAGATCCAAGCATACGAGATAAGTCTCATGCTAGTGCGATTACGGATGTGATTCAAAATCTGGAGAAGTTGTCAAACGAGTCAGCGACGACAGTGAATACTTCCAATGTTACCACGGTCATCGCCATTGCGACAACGACCCTCAATACGGTGGCAAGCACGATGACGCAAGTAAGTGCTTCTGGTATTTTTAATAAAATCATTGAAATCATACAGCAATTGTTCTACCCCCTCCTGATTCTGTATCTTGCTTCTCTTGTCTCGAATGAAATGATCGTGTATCCCGCGCCGATTCGGTTTCTCTTTTTCTTCTTCGTGCTGACCCTTTGTTCTGCTTTCTCTCCAGCAACGGTGATCTTAGTCTTTTATTATCTTGTGAAAGCGGGATACAGTTACTATCGGAATCATCTAGAAGAGCGTGATGGGGACACGACGGAAATTCGTATTTATCCGCGAATCTTTGCACTCCTACCGATCACGACGACACCTGGGGAGTCCCTATTAGGGCGTTTCTTCAAATATCCTTTTCATTATCCCAAAACGGAGAAGGACCGAAAGGAATTGGAGCGAACCGATGGGAAGGTTGATGGAAAGGGTAGTATCATGGATGAATACATGGAGGTGTTGAAAGAGTCCTTTCCTTATGGAGAAACAGTGAAAGGGTCAGACCCCTTTGCAGAACGATATGAGAGGATAGAAAAGAATATAAAGCGTATTCATCAAGCACCTGCTGTTCCTGTGGTTCCTGCTGTTCCTGTGCCTACAACCACATCCGCAGACAATCTTCCTCCTACGATTGGATCCAAAGGAACTCCTTCTCGCACGCTCCCCACCGTGATTGTCCCAAAGGAGTCTAGTAGTGGCGCACTCCCTGCTACGATTGTCCCACCTTCCAGCAATGTGTCTAATGTATCTAAGACGCTTCCATCCGTAATTGTCCCTAACGCCTCTAAGGCGCTTCCCGCTGTGATTGCCTCTAAGGCGCTTCCCGCTGTGATTGCCTCTAAGGCGCCTCCATCTACTATTGCCACTAATGGCTCTAATGGCTCTAAGGCGCTTCCATCTACCATTGCCCCTAATAACTCTAAGGCGCTTCCATCTACCATTGCCCCTAATAACTCTAAGGCGCTTCCATCTACCATTGCCCCTAATAACTCTAAGGCGCTTCCATCTACTATTGCCACTAATGGCTCTAATGGCTCTAAGGCGCTTCCCGCTGTGATGGCCCCCAAAGAGATGACAAGTATTTCTGCCATACAAAAGGGTGGCACACTCAAGACGAGAAGCCCCACATCAGGTGGATGGTTATGGAATGGAATCTAAACGCCCCATCACTAGATACAGAAATGACGATCGTCGTATCCGTCGTCACTCCTACATATCAGCGTCGCCGTTTTATCCCCGCCCTGTTGGAAGTCTATCGTCATCAGACCTTTCCTAAAGAGCAAACAGAATGGATCGTGTTAGATGACGGTCGCGATTCGGTAGCGGACCTCTTTCAAGAGGCAGCAAAGACCATTCCTCATCTGCGATATATCCGAGTAGACGAAAAGATGCGCATTGGCGCCAAACGAAACCTACTAAACCAAGAGGCGCGTGGAGAACTGATTGTGGCGATGGACGACGATGATTATTATCCTCCTGATCGGATTCAGTCCGTCGTGGACGCTTTTCGGAAGAATCCGAAATGTGATCTTGCGGGTTCGTCTGAAATGTATTTATACGAGATGAAGACACAGCGTCTCTATTCCTCGGGTCCTTTCGGCCCCCATCACGCGACCAATGGCACCATGGCATGGCGAAAACGATATTCTGATCTCCATCGTTATGACGAGTATGTGACACATGCAGAAGAAGCCTCTTTTTTACAGAATTCTCCTATGATTCAACTGGATCCTAAGAAGACCATTTTGGTCATGTGTCACAGCGACAATACAGTGGAGAAAATGACACAACATGATCCCACGTGGAAGCGTCTCTCCTACCGATTAGAGGATCTCGTAACAAACCCCATTCTCCTTTCCTGGTATCAACGCCAATCACTCCTCTGACTCCTTATGAACTCCACACCTAAAGCACAGAAGAATGGCATATAACAAAGAGAACCACAAGGCACGATCACATGGCGCTCTACGATACTCTTTCTCTTATCAATGATGTCTATCATCAATCCTTTGCGCCGTGGGATCAGTCTCCGTTACCCATTCCTCGCATTCGTGGTTCTCTGTATCCACATCAACACAACATGGTCCGCGCGATGCATCAATATCGCGATAAAATGATACACGGCTATATGGTGGGGTCGACCATTCTAAATGGAAAAATCGGTATCGTAGCGGATCCCGCAGGATCAGGAAAGATGCGAAGCATCCTGGCCTATCTGTCCTCTTATTCCCTTTATTCACATGGCACGATGACTTCGGAACTTTCCCCCGCCTCTTCCACCTATTTCTTCTCTCACGACATGTATCGCCATTCCGCCACACGCTCGGTC